CACCAGACGACGGATATGGTCATCGCTTAGACCCCTTGCACGGGCTTGGCGTAGAGGTTGCCGCCCGTGGCGACCTGGATCGCGCTAACGCGCCACGGGGCGCTGGTTCCCGGAGGAACGCGGAACATCGTGGGCGTGTTGGCCGGAAGCGGGGTGCTTGAAGCGGTGGCGACAGCACCCGCGCCAACCTCAATATACGCAGCGGTGTCAGACCAGACCAAGACGTACTCGGGACCGGGGTTCCAGGTCGCCGTATTGCCAGCCGTACCGGTATAGGCGACTGTGTGCGCCGGGAAGTCGGTCTGGGAGTGTGCGTTAAACCGCATTGTTGCCTCCTGGCATCGGCTGTGGGGCCTGTTGAACCGGCTGAGCGGGTTGTGGGGGCTGCATCATCTGTGAGGGGTCTTGCGGGGGCTGTGGGGCCTGAGAGGGGTCTTGCATCGGAGGGATACTTGGAACGACACCGGACATGGCGGCAGCGTGGACGACGCCCATAGCGATGTCTTGGATCTGAGTCTCGTTCATCACGTTCTTGTCGGAAACAGCGGCTTGGGTGGCGAGGGCGGTCGCCGTGATTCGCTTGGTTTCAGCGTCAAAAGCTTTGATCTGAGCCTCGAACATTTTGATTGCAACGTCCTTGGCCTCCATCGAGTTCTGGATATTCGCCAGCATCCCGTGGGCTTGCTGTAGTTGCTGCTGGGTCTGTTGAAGTTGCTGCTGAGCCTGTTGAAGCTCGGGGTTCGGCTCATCGTTTTGGAGAATCTTCGGGTCGATGGTTTTCTTGAACCGGGCGGCAAGCTCCTGAGCGCCGGGCCAGTCCATATTTTTGACAAAGAGATCGCCAGCAACGGCCCACAACTGCGGGTTTCCTTGCAGCAAGTTCGCCATCGCATCGAGGGCTTCTTGACGCTTGGTCGCGTAACCCGGCCCCGTGGCCACACAGACATCATAGCGTCCAACCGAGGGGTTGTAAATCTTCTTGATGACGTTACCCGCGTCGTCAACGACCTGCGTGACCGGAGAGGGCATCGTGGGGTCAAGTTCGACCATTGACGACGTGCCGTCTTCACCGAGGACATGGGCGATCCGCTGGGTGTCGTAGACCTTCGGAATCAGGTCAACGATCTGGCGAGTCGCGTACCGGATGGCGCGGGCGAGGTTGTCAACGTAGTGGTACGTCCCAACGTCACCTTCGTGCTGACGGGCGAGGATGGCCTTACCCGACCGCTCGTTCGACTCCATCCCAAGCGATGCGTTGTACTGACCCGTCGTCTCCTTGATGTCGTCGGAAGCGCCGTTTTTGGCCGCGATGAGGCCCGATTGCACCATCGGGGGCTGCGAACGCTGCGGAAGCGGTAAAGTGCCTCCATTGCCGTCCGTAACATCGGGATTGACCTCAAGATAAGGCCAGTTCTTCGTATTCGCGGTTTTCCACTGTTGCTCGAAACCCTCGAACTGACCGCCGTAGCCGATGAACGGCGCTTTCGGGGCAAGGGCGAGCATTTCGGCTTCCTGAGAAACCCAGTAGTTGTACATTCTCTGGGCATCTTTAGCGTTCCGCACAATGCCCGAAACCTGCAACTGACCTTCGATCTCAAACTCGTTACCCAGAACGCGGATCACGGGAATGTGCTTCCCAAGCCACTTCCGCTGGTCAAGAATCTCGTACCCGTTGATCTTGTACCACATGATCTGCTTCTTCTCGGACTCGCGAGAACGCACGGGTTTTTTATACTGCTTCAACAACTCGTCGTTTTCCGGGTCGCCGTCAAACGCTGTGCTACCATCGGGGTACAGGTTCAGGGTTGCAGGGGTGGATTCGATGCAGAAATACTCCGCGATGCGAAGCGTTTCCTCGGTGAACCAGGACGATGGGGAACTGTCGCCGGTACCGGTGGTGGGAATCGATCCGATGGGGGTCGCGTTGGGGTACAGGTCTTCAAATTCGGACTTGAGAATGTCCTCGGTGATGAAGCACCACTTAGCGTCTTCACCGCAGGGGTCTTGAATCATCGGATCCATGTAGACGCTGAACGAGTTCCGCACCCGTTTGATCAGAATATCTTGATCGAAGCTGTCGTCCTCCGCGTAAGCGGTGACAATGCGGAAATAGCCCTCACCAAAAGTCACTTGGTTCTCACAGGCGGTGTCGTAGGCCACATCAGCGTTCGAGATATACTGAATGTGCCGCACCATCCCATTGAACACTTCCGCCACGTCGGCATCGGCGTCACTGTCGGCGGGGATGACCTTGCCAGCGGGGCGGTTCTGCCGCTGGTCATTCGTGACCTGACGGACGTGCTGTGGAAGCTTGTTGATGGTCAAGCAGGGGCGAGCGCCCAGCGTGTTTCCCGCTGCGGCGACACGCGACCCAAGAACGTCCTGCGGCCACTGAAACTGGTTGTCGGGCGACCCTGCGAAGAATTTAAGGTCATCAAGCTCGTCATCACGGGATGACGAAAGCGCACCGATCGCCATATCCATCCTGGCAAGGGCGGTTTTCAGAATATCGTCAGCGGCGTCACCAGAAACCTTCTTGGTGGGTGTGGGGCCGCTGGTCGGGCCGTCTACGATACTTGTCATTCACGCCTCAACAGCTCATCCAGGACGTTGATTGAGACGAATAGGATTGCTCCCACTTCGAGTCGTGCTTGTATGCTACCACAGGCGCATCGCGATGTGCAACGGGGAAGGCGAATGTCACGGCGATCGCATCGGCTGAGTCAGGCGATGCCAATCCCCGCGCCTTCATTTCCTTCTTACCCTCAAGGAACATGATACCCGCCGAGTTCGGCTTCTTCTTCGGACCCATCAGGTCGGCCTTGAGAAGCCGGTCTTTCGGAATACTCGCGGTCTTGAGCCACGACTTCATCGCGCCCCACATTTCAGCCCGCTTGTTCCCCCACATTCGAGGCGTCTTGCTCTTGCTCCCGAAGTTCACGCCCCTCACAACCTTGTACTTCTGCTCATGTAGCCGGTCGAGGATGCCGTACCCCAACCCGCCCTCATCAATGACCACCAGCGCCGGATGAAACTCCTGAATCGCGTCGATGACGTGCCCGACGACGGTCATTGTGTCATCACCCTGAAACCGCCTGATCGTGGTCAGGTCGCGGCCCTTGCGAACCACGATCACGGTTGAGTCAGCACCCCCACGCGCAGGGTCCACGCCGATGATGACCGGCGCGGTCATATCGTTGTGCAACGCCCGCGCCGTCGCGTCGTCCACGAGGGTAGACCCGATGAAGTTGTCATCGCCGCCCGTGGGAAACTCACCGTAGACCTCGACTTTCGCTTCAATCGAGTCTTCACCGTATTCGTCCACGATCTGCTGGTAGTACGCTTTGTCGGTGCCCTCGACGGTCCTCGCGTCAATCTGCTCCGTTTCCCAAAAGTCCCGCTTGCTGTTGAAGCACTCGTAGAAGTACCCGACTTCACGCCTGGGGTTGCTGAACGCGAACCAGTACCTGTCAGCTATTTCCTCGGTAAAGAATCCCGACGCAACCGACCAGATCCCATCATCAATACCGCTCGCCTCATCGAAAATAACCATCATCCCGTCATGGTTGTGCGGTCCAGCGTAAGCATCCGGGTTATCCGCAGACCACAACTTCCCCTCGGCACCCCAGTACCGGGTGCCCTTCCTGAGATCCCGCTCAACAAGCTCCCGTATCCACTTCGCCGGGTCCATCTTGATCCCAACGATCTCCCACCAATGAGCGTTCAGCGCCATCGCAGCCCACTTCGACAACTCGGACCACGTAATCGTCCTCAACTGCGTCTCGGTGTTCGCGCTGACGATCACAGACGCACCTATCCGCGTCGTCACGAACCACAAGACCAACCACGCAACCAACGCGCTCTTACCGATCCCACGCCCAGACGCGAGCGCCTTGCGAAACACCTTCGGGTTCAACGCGCCGTTGTTCTCTTTGATGTGGTCAGCCAGCCGACGCAGTACCCGACGCTGCCAGGCCCTCGGTCCCTTGAACTTCGCGAGGGGTGTACCCTCCTGCCCCCAAGGAAAGACGAATAGAACGAACGTCTCCGGGTTGTTCGCAATCTGGGGCGACCAGAGCTGCACCATCAACTCCTGCTCGTCCTCGGCGCTGTACTGGGTCTTCTGCATCAGGTGTTATCCCTTGCTGGCGCTCGCCACCGGTCATCCGTCCCACCACCCTCAATCGCATACGAGAGCAGGAACATGACGCAGCAGCAAGCGTGGGCGAGGTGGCTCAGACCCGTCTCAGGGTCATTGTCCTCACCACGCCCCCAGGCGAACAGGTGACGCAACGCAGCACCCAGCAAACGGGACCAAGCAAGCCCATCGCCTGCTCGCCAACCATGCGGCGCATATTTCTTAGCACCAAACGCAAGCACCGCGCTCACCTGTTCGAGAGCAGCAAACGGGAGCAGTTCAGGAGTCGGTTTCCCATCATCATGCTTAGCGGCGCTATTCATCCTCACCCCGTCCGTCATCATCCTGCCCGTTACCACCATCACCAATCATCCGCTGCGGCTCATCCAACTCCATCGCTTCTACGTCGATTATGCGACCGTGGGCTTGTGCAAGGGCCGTCGTGATGCTGATCGTGGTACTCATCTCGATGGTCTTGGTGTCGCCGTACTGCTTCCGATTGTCAGCGCCCATCAGCCACTTGTAAGTGTCCACGATGAGCCTTGACCGGGCAATGTCCTCGGGCAGAACATCACCATCTTCATCCATACCCGTGGCGTGTTCGAGGATCTTACCCGCCCAAGCCTCCGTCCTCAGTTCTTTCGCTTCCTTGTAGAGCTCAGCGCGTCTGGCATCCTTCTTGAGCCACGCCATAAACGCCCCCGGCGCTACCTCGACGGGCAACGCTCGAATGGCGTTCTTGAGGGTCGCGCCCTCATAGAGACTTTCGAGTATTCGAGGGAAGAACAACTCGTACTGCGTGAACAACAACGCCTTCTGCTCGCTCGACGCAAGCGGACTATCCGGCTTCGTCGGCGAGTTGGGCTGCCGCTCCGTCAACCAGTCGGGGAGCGGCAATATCGGTCGTTGGTCCTTCGGAATACCCATATCGCTACTATACCCTGCCTGTTCGAGTTTTTCAAGTAGTTTGGTATCAAACTATTCCGTTCGATGTTCGAGGTGGTTACCTGACGCGCAAAGGTTTCCAAGTGTCATTCTCCCCGATGCGGAAAGTAATTGGATGGGATAGGTTTCCCTGATTAGATGACTCGATGTTTCCCCTGTTGCGGAAAGTATTTGAATGGTACGGGTTTCCCTGATGCGGAAAGTGCTTCAAAAATAAAAAATAAAAATGATTCTGTGGGGTCTGCATAAGCCACCACGCAAACCCGTCGGCCCTGTCCCCCCCGCCACCTACCCCACCCGCGCTGCGAGATCCCATCAACTCGGGGCGCCGCAGCGCGGAAGCGTGGCAACCATATGTAAATATAGACAAGTACGCGCTGCCGGGCGAGGTGCTGCCGCTGCCGCTGCCGGGCGAGGTGCTGCCGGGTGCTGCCGGGCGAGGTGCTGCCGGGTGCTGCCGGGCGAGGTGCTGCCGCTGGCTGCCGGGCGAGGTGCTGCATTACTTATCCGCTATGCGTGATTCACTGAATCTTCGCTATGTGGTGTGACAAGAGTGCCCTGTGTCTGCTTATTTCATGATATATATACTTTCCTCTCTGCGGAAACAACAAGTCCCCAGAAAAGAGAGGTCCCCTGTCACAGATGACTCACCACATAGCAATGCATCACATAGCGTTGACTAGCTACTATGTGAGATGCTAGGATAAATTTGCTCTCACTCGAACGAAAGGGGAAACACAATGGAAACGGTACACGGCAACCTGTTACGCAAAACAATGTGGCGCCTACGCCTGGACGCCAAGGGAATGGCAAAATACCTTGGCGTATCGAACGGTACAATGATGAGCTGGTTAAAGGGCGAACGCAATCCCTCGGACAGCGCGATTCGCTTAATTGAAGTGATGGGTTTAATCGAGATAATATCGCCTGAGATCCACGCGCTGCTGCTGCCACCTGTATCTGAACCATCGGCACAGAAACGCGCACGGGAAGCGGCGCAAAAATATGTTTCTTGAAAGTGCTTGACACTTTCCGCAATGCGTGATAGTATTAAAGGGTCAAGCAAACAGGCCGCGTCGTCGAACCGGAGCATTGCGAGACAACCTGTTAAACCGTCAAGTTATCGAAAGGGGTAAGGTTATGCCCGAATGGTTTCAATTGTTCAATGCT